GGGCATACACTCCAGCGCGGCGGCATACAAGGCGAAGAACCGAAAACTACACCGACCCTGCGACACCCGATGGGACGCATGGATGACCCTGCCGGGCCGCGAGTTCGGCATATCGTATGCCAACTATTTACACTACCGACTGCCCTTTGAGCAGCGCAACCAACTTGTAATCAAATTCAAGAAATAATGGCAAAAGCAGCAACCTATCTAAAAGACATCCGCGCACAGGTGAAGCACTCGCACGGCGGCAAGGTGCCGGAGCACCTGAACCTCACCATCCGCAACTATGCCAGTGCGCTGGAGGTGCGCGACCAGTACCGCGACACCATCACCAAGGAGGGAGCCGTGGAGTGGGTACCGGGCTCCAACGGTCAGCCCACCCACAAGCAGCACCCGCTTTGCAATCTGCTCTACCAGCAGGAGGCCATCTGCCAGAAGTACGCCCAGATGCTGGGCATGACGGCGGCAAAGGCAGCAGCCAAGCCCGAAGACCCTGCGGGCAACAATGCAACCGACAAACTCAACGAATTTATTGACGGAATAATATGACCAACGACTTTGAAGAACTGCGGCAAGCCAAGGCGCAATGTCTCGACGATCTGCGGACACATCTGCCCGACTATGTGAACCGTCTGAACAGCTTCGACCCGCGACTGCTTATCTACGTCGAGGACGCTATCAGCAACGACGGCAGTCATGCCAACCTCTACGAACTCTTAGGCATCCGCAAGGAGTTGCGACTGATGGACTCCTACGACCTCGACCAACAACGGGTGCAGCGGTCGCTGCGAGCCATTGAGGGACAGTGGCAGAACGGGCGACACGTGAAGGGTGGTCTGAAGTTCTCGACCCCTCGCGGCTCGCAACACGTCCGACTGATGCCCTTTCAGGCGTGGCTCATCTTCGAGATTTACGCCTTCAAGGTGGACGTGCCGATGGAGCGCACCTACTACGAGGGCGACATGCTGCTGCCTACGGAATGGGTGAAAGACGGTGAGGTGTGGGACACGCGACGTCTCACTCAGGAGGCGCACTGGTTCCTGACCCGTAAGAGCGGCAAGACGGAGCTGGGCGGCGCGGTCGATTTCACCGAGGTGGGATTCCTGGGCGACGTGAACGGGCAGGCTCTCATCTGCACCAACAGCAGCGAACAGAGCCAAATCGCCTACAAAGCCATCCGCGAGTTTGCCATGCAAGTGGACCCGACGTGCTCGAACCGCATGGGCGGCAAGTACTTCCGCATGACCCGCAACGGACTGAACTGGCAACCCGGTCACCCGATGAAGGGCGAAATCAAGTGCATGGCAGCGGGCAAGACTTCAAAGGATGGACTGTATGCCTCAGTCGTACATGCCGACGAGCACGGTCAGGCGAGTTACGTCAACGCCCACTCCGACATGCAAGCGGCAGTCGATACCTGTTGGGGTTCAACGGGTCCGCGTCGTGAGAAGCTGCTGCTCCACACCACCACCGCCGGACGTATCAAGGAAGGCCCCTACAAGACCAAGATTGAGCAGGTGGAAGCATCGCTGCTGCAAGAGTTGGACTATCCGCTCGGACAGCCCTACCGCACGGAAGAAGATAAATGGTGCGCATTCCTCTTGCAACTCGACAAATGGGAACTGACCGACGACCTGACGAAGCTCGACGACCCCGAACTCTTCAAGAAGGTAAACCGCTCCATCGGCACCACCGTACAGCCCACCTACTACCGCGAGCGACTTCACGAAGCCGCCACCGGCACCGAGGACACCAAACAGGAGGTGCTGACCAAGGACTTCAATATGTGGCAGACCGGGCGAGTGACCAAATGGCTTACCGCAGATGAAATCCGGGCCATTCAGATACCGCGACGCATTGACGATTGCACGGAGGATGAGGGTTGGGAGGTGACCGTCGGCTCGGACTTCTCGAAGGGCGACGACCTGAACGGCAATTCCTACCTGGCCAAGCGATGGCGCGATGACCTTCAGGAAATGGAGTATTTCGCCGACATGGATGCTTACATGAGCGAGGCTGCAGTAAACGACAGCCCCATCCGCGAGCTGCTGCTGAAGTGGGCCGCCGACGGCTGGCTCCACATCGTTCCGGGCAAGACGTTTGACCCCGCCGTGGCTGTCAACCGCATCGTGGAGCTGGACGAGAAGCACATCAACTTCTTCGGCTTCGGATATGATCCCTACAACGCCAAGACGGTCATCAACGCCCTCTCGCAGTGGTGCTTCGACATCGGACTTGACCCCAAGACGATCATCATTCCCGTTCGTCAGAACTTCGCAACGTACAGCCCAGCTGTCAAGGAGTTTGACTACATGGTACACCGCGGCATCCAGTCGCCCGACGGCAAGGTGATTCCCAATCCGATGATTCACCTCTCGGCAAATCCTCTTTGGCCGTGGGAGTTCGGCAACTGCCAGTTAGCGGAGAGCAACGATGGCATGGAAAACTTGAAGCCCGTGAAAGCCACGGCATCCGGCAAAGTGGATCATGTGCAAATGATATTGAGTGCACTTATAATGAACGACCAATTAGATACGAAATGATTACAACTATGACAAGGTTATTTGGATTTACCACGATTTTAAGAGACCAGCACGTCATCGGGCTTGGCCGCAGGTGCTTTGTCTGGAACATCTACATGGCTAAGGTGCCGCGCCGACGATTGAAAGGTTTCTGTTTTATGGAGGACGCCAGTCGTATCGTTTTCCACATGAAGTGCAACAGCGGCGGCAAGTTCCGATTCTTCGGCTATGTCAGCATAGACGAGGATGATTTGCGTGACGAATAGAAATTGAAAGCATTATGGAAAGAACGACACTATCAGTCGAGGAACGGCTGAGACACAACGAACAGATAGAGGCTGAGCGCAAGGCGTGGCATGAGTGCAAGCGCAACGAGAGCGACGAGTGGCGCGAGGCTTATGAGTTCCTGGAGGCGCAAGAGAAGCGAGTCAGCGACCAGATGGCCGAGGTGTTCCGAAGCATGAACACCGTGACAAACCAACTGGCGCAAGGCTCTGCCCCGCAACCATTGAGGCAGGAGCCTGAGCCGACACTTCCGCAACCGCTGAGACAGGACCCCGACCCATTCAACAGCCCATTCGCCTTCGGAGTGCTTGCCCTGATGTTCCTCGACACCGAGGCGATGCAGCGAGCCCTCCGGCGCATGGAACTATGCAAGGAGATATTCGATGCCGACATGGAGTTTTACAAACGTATGTACCCGATTAGCGGATGGGAGGTGTGAAGTGGCGATTTTTGCAGAAATCCTACAAAAACGAGAATATAAACAACTAATTTAATGAATTATGGCAGAAAACAAAGAAAACGACGAAAGGAAAGCGCAGATTGCGGAGGTGAACAAGCACATCCGCGACGGCATCAACCAGTGGGCGGACATCATGCTGACGGCGGATGCTGACCGGTGGGCCTACGACTTGACGTATTTCCCGCGTGACCTGATGAACGCCGTGCTCATCTTTCAGCATGTGGCATCGAACATCGGCATCAAGGCGGGACGCATCGACGAGAAGCGAGCCGTGGAGTACGGCCAGCGGCTCCGGCAGCTGGTCATCGACATGACGGGCTACGACCCGCACGAGTTCTGGAAAGACCCCAAAAACTTTGAGAACGATGAAAGCGAAAGAGTATCAGAAGCGGAAGGATGAGAACCTGGCGCAATGGGTGGAGCGCATTGCCGCCATGTGTCAGGGGCGAAGCCTTCAGAACGTTCACACGATGATTAGTGAGGTGAGCAAGACTTCCTACATCGAGGGCGTTCATGCTGAGCGAGAGATTAACAGAAAATGTTTTTTAACATCAAGTAACTATGGCAAAGGATAAGCAGAAAGACAAAGAGCATCTTGTCGAAGAACTGATGGACTTGTACGAAGACAGGCACGACGAAAATGGTTGGAATCATAACGACGCTTTTGATGTTGCATGTTGGTTCCTCGGCGACATGATCATGCAGTTAGAGTCCGACCACCTCATCCCACGGGATGAACTTCAGCGGAGAATCAAGCAGAAACTCGACGGGTGGGTGGATGATGTTTTCCAACAGATAGAGAAAAACGACCACGGAATAGTCAGATTCAAAATAAAAAAGAAACTATGGCAAAAGAACTGAAACGCCGCGACCTGAGCGGCATCTTCATCTTCGACACGTTCCCAGGCGAGAGCCACCGAAGGCCAACGTGCATCGAGGACTGCCAGCCTGAGACGCGCCGGCGGCTGTTGCTCACGAAGTCAACGGAGTGGCAGCGCGACTGCATCATGAAGCTGGCCGAGACGTTCAAGGACCTGTGCAACTACCTCGTCACGGAGCACTGCGTCAGCGACGAGCAGCGCACGGAGTTCTTCAAGATGATTGACCGCAACGTGGAGCGGGCGAAGTACAACTGGGCACCTCACGAGATGGTGCCGCAGGTGGACTTCTTCTGTGAGAAGGTGACGCTGCTGGCCGACGCTTGCGGAGTGACGAGGCACAAGGAAGAGGAGGACAGCGAATGAAAAGGCGAATCTATTTGTCGGGCGGAATGTCCGGGGTGGAGCGGGCTGACTATGTGCGGCGGTTCCGCGAGGCGGAGAGGATTCTGCGGCGGCACGGGTACGGGTGCATCAACCCGTGTAGGGTTTGGGCCTGTCGGTTGCCGTGGATATACAGGGCAATGGAGTTGGTGCTTGGCAAGCGGCTGGCGTATGCTGCGGTGCTGTGCTACGACCTTCTGCTGCTGATGACCCGTGCGGACGGCATCGTGATGCTCCCCGGCTGGCGAGCGTCACGCGGCGCACAGATTGAGAACTACGTCGCCCGCCACTTCCCGATGATGGGCATCTCCAAGGCGGCAGCGGAGGAAATAGAGAGAATCAAGTAAAATAAACGAATTATCAAGGACTATGAAACTATATGCTTTTTTGAACAGGTCGGTGAACAAGCGTTTTTCCGAATCTGATGTACTTCACGGATGCAATATCGGTGTGGGCTATGCTAACGGATATGTGGCAGTACCGCCAGGACACCCACTGCACGGCAAGCACTACGATGAAGCCAACGAAGTGATAAACATTCACGGAGGTCTGACCTTCAGTGAGCCAGTAGAAGAAATCAAGGCCGACGGATGGCGCGACGAAACGGAGTGCATCGGGTTTGACAACTTCGACGAGATACCCAAGGACTATTGGGTGTTCGGTTTCGACACTATGCACTTCAGTGATGGGCCACACCTCGACCGCCATTGGTGCATCAACGAGACAAACGATTTACTTAGACAATTACAGGAACTATGAGCAAGAAAAAGAGAAACAAGGGCATCCGTATGTCGGACGCTGCGGAGAAAGCCATGAATCAGTATGGCAAAGAAGTACATGATAGTCTTGATGCTAATTTCAGAGATCCAAGCAATCCGCACAATATAACCGTGCAGAGTTTGTCAACACACTTTGCCAAGGATGGGTTCAAAAAGGGCTATGACTACGGCAGACGCGAGGAGCGCGAGAAGGCTTTTAATCCCATCATGTTCATCAGGCAATTCGGTAATGAAGCATCCGAACTCGCACGAAAGTATGGGCTTTGTTTACATATATCAGACATCAATATGGAGGCTCCAGACTGTCGTTCGTGTCAAAGCAACGCAACCGTGAATGTTGGTATTCACTGCTTTGGCACAACCGAAATCATAAAAGAGGCATTCGTCAACTGGAAAGACTGAGCGGTAACAAATTCTTCACTATTCACTTTTCACTCTTCACTTAACAAACAGAAACGTGGGTACAGGCAGGGTTATCTCAATCGGTGACGCTTTTTAATACTGCCCGAAACTTACCCTACTAAGAGGGTCGCACTTAGTAGGGTATCTTCTGAGAGAATCCCTACTAACTCTCAACTTTAAGTAACCATTTATTTTTCAACAATTAAAAAACAACAAGCAAGATGAAGAACAAGACAGAGCGGTTCTACATTGAGAGCGGCCGCGCAAATCAATCGCCGTGCCTATGGCTTCGAGATTAAAAAGGACTTCTTCAAGTTGGCAAAGGAGAAAATGCTGACCAATCTACAGCCAAGAATGTTTTAACTTAACCCCCTATGCTCACACAAACCATGACCCACGCCGAGGTGTATGCCGAACTCGACCGCGACCGCGAGACGGCCACGGTCTGGTGGCGGCACCACCTCGACACGCTGCGACGGCCGGTGCTGAAGGCGAGGCGGCTGCCCGTCATCCACTGGGCTGACTACACCTCGCCGCGTCGCATCCGCTACCTGTTCTTCACCCGCATCTTCGACAAGCGCATGCGGCGGCTGCTGACGGGTGTGGCCGTGCCCTGTCGCACGGATGAGGGCACGGCGGTCTATACGTCGTGGCTCTCCGACCAGCGGCTCATCGCCCCGATTGTGATCCTGCCCCACGCATGGCGGCGTTACCGCGAGCGGACGGGCTGCGAGCTGACGGGCAGCGACCTCTGGCGACGCTTCTTCACCGAGAACCCGCACGGCTGCGACTCGACGAACCAGAAGGCGGTGGCGCGCTCCGTCCGCTACCTGGGCAAGCCCCACCTGTCGGTCTGTATGCCGGAGGGTGTGCTGCTGGGGCAGGTGGAGCAGCCGCACGACCTGTTTGTGGCGCGGACGTTCATCACGTATGACATGACCGACGGACTTCAGGCCGAGGACTTCAATGCCCACCGCCAGCACATACTCACCGACCGCGAGATGTACGAAAGGGCGAAAGAGTGGTACACTTAACGCGAATTATCTTTTTTGAACACGCGCTCGGCTCTGCCGCTTTCACAAAGGCGACAGCCGACTGAAAGAATTATCACGAATTTACACGAATTATCATAAATTATCAAGGAACTATGAGCAATTGGAATGAAAATATCGACACAACCCTGTCGTTCAAGATGGAAGTAAACGAGGAGGGCAAGGCGTACTTTGAAAGGATGCTGAAAGAGATGAAAGACAAAGAGACCGCCATCCGTGAGCGCATCGAGCAGCTGTTTGGCGAATATGTTATGATAGGTGGAGAGAAGAAAGACGAAGCCTATCAAGACCTGCTGAAACTATTCGCTATCGGCTATCAGTTGGGATGGAATGACCGACATTCACTTGACAAGAAGGAGGGCGACGAATGATACAAATCAGTTTCTACGATAGCAACACGGGCAAATACATCAAGCAATGGCCCAACTGGAGCGGTGTAGTGCCTTTCATTGGCGATGTAGTTGTTTTGCACTATGGCGACAACAACGAAGAGGAACGTCCCTATCTGGTAAAATATCGAGTAATTGACGGTACAAAATCCGATAGTGTAAAAATCTATATTGAAGAAATAAATTATTCGCCGTCTCTCACTGAAGAAGAAATAGAAGACCTGAGACGGGAGATGGAGCGAATGTCATCCACGCGAAATCCGAAACTTGACATCAAGATAGAGGATTGCAACCTGAGTGTCCGCACCACGAACCTCTGCAAGTCAAACGGCATCGACACGCTGGGCGACCTTTGCAAACTGCACAAGACCGACTGGCTGAAGTTCCGCAACGGCGGCAAGAAGTCGCTCATCGAACTTGACGACCTGCTGCATGACAACGGCCTCGATTGGGCTGAATGGCGGTAGCCAATTCTTCCCTCTTCCCTCTTCACTCTTCACTTTCGAAGAGTAAACCCCTACCAGATTTCATCCCATATAAGGAAGATAGTTATTCTTCGGCAAGAAGATAGTTATTCTTCGACAAGAAGATAGTTATTCTTC